AGTGAGAGAGGCATGGGGGAATCTTACCGATGAGCAACAGTTTTTGGCGAACAGGGAGGCGGACAGGGCAATACAAATCTGGGAGCACAACTACAGAAAGAGTAAACAGCTATATCATGACGTGGATGGAGAGATGCTATTCTGATGGCATTCCTGATGAAATCCCTGAGCTGCTTAGCAAGTCGATGAGAGTTCCGTCATATAAAGCAATTGCTATGGCAATACTAAGAAATGATTTGAATTTTCACTCCATTGGATTTGATCAAAAGCAGAGCGATTATTATTTTCAGCTTAAAGCAATACACAATAAGCCAATTCAATCAGATAAAAAGCAACGTGATTTATTCGATAGTAAAGAAATGTTAAACCAAGTTACAAGCGACCAGCCAATGTATGCGCGCTCAGAAGCTTTTGCGGCCGGTGATTGTCTTGTAGCTAGTCTTTGCATTAAACACCCACTATCTGCGCCATAAACTCACA